AAAAGCCAATGTTCTGTTGTTAAAACTTGATTAACAGTAAAATTCTCAGTCATCTTACAAACTTGTACAACAACATTACATTTGTCTTGTAAAGCCTGTTTTACATGATTCATAGCAACAGAATTATTGGCAAGAATTATCTGAGCTTCTAAATTATCACCAGATTTTGTTTTCGCAGCACCTTGATATATAAAAGGTAAAAAATTAAACTTCACACCATCTTTTGTTATTTGATTTGATGCAGCAGTTGTTGTGTTCATATCACCTCTGACACTATTTTGAAAATGCTTATGACCACTAGGATCTGTAGGATTTTCAAGTTTAAGAAAAGTAGTTAGATATGTAATACTCATAAGCCTAATGATGCACGTTGACTACGAGAATTTTTTAATGCTGAAATAGCTTTTGTCTTGCCAGCCTCACCACCTTGTCTTGCAGCAGTATTAATTATTTCAGGCACAGCAGATTTTGGAACGTATTCATCTCCATTGAAGTTAAGGACAGGGCCAGTGTATTCAACGATTGTATTACCAGAAGAACCTGCAACTGTACCAGACGCACCAGAACCTCCTGGGATGACAGCACCACCTCTTGCACCTGCTGAAAAACGACTCATAGCACCTGCCATCTTAGAGGCTGGTATAACGTATTCTGGTTCACCTCCTTCACCAATCATTTTTAAACTTGCAGAATTAACATAACCACCATCCGCAAGACCAAAGTTTGGTCCAGCAATCCCTAAACCAGTTGTAGAGCTATAATATCCACCTGCACTCATACCTCCTCCGCCACCAAACATACTTCCAAAAATACTACTGAAAGCTTTATTTAAAAACATACTTGCAAGTTGTTTTGCAATATCTGCTAACGCTTGACCAAGTGTTTTTGTTCCTTCAATCAATCCCATAACAGCATTTGTCATACCACTTGCCAAAATATTTGTTATCTCTTGCTGTGTTTGCCTTTGTTTCTCTAATTTTTCATTCAGTTGTGTATTTGCTGTACTTAATTGATTGGTAGTATTCAAAGATTTATTTAATTCGTTGTTTTTATCTTTAGTAACTGTTAGATTTCCTTTTTCTTTAACAGTGTTTTTATTTAATAAATTTCCTCTAGCTGCAAGTAATTCATTAATTTTAGTTTGGGAAGCAGCAGTAAAATCAGTAAATGCTTGATTTTCTCCCGAAGTAATACCAAAAGGTCTTGATTTGTTTATGTTTGCTGCAACATCTGCTGCTTGATCTTGAGTACCCCTAATTTGATTCATTATTTCAGTTAAACTACCTGCATCTAAACCTGCTGGTGAGATACCTTGTATAAACTCTGTCAAACTTTCAAAATCACCCTTTGTTCCACCTGGCGTAATTAATGCTGCTCTTCTTGAACTTAATTCTCTTTGAAACTCACTTGATAAAAGTTTATTAATTGCTGACAAAGCTTTATTAGCTGTGTCTAATATCCCTTTTAATACTGGTTCTAAAAAATCCTCTATAGTTCTTGCTAATGTTTCAACATTATCTACTAATGTACTAAATTTACCTGCAAGAGTTGTACTTTGAGCTATAGCACCATCTGCGTAAGTACCACCAACAGACGTTAAATTTTCTAAAGCAATCGCAACTTTATCAGCTCCAATCTCACCTTTTCGCATTGCTGTTTCGAAAGCATCTCCTTGTAAACCTGTTATTCTTTTAAGTTCACTCGTAATATCAATCCCTCTTTCTAATAACTGCAATTCCTCTTCTCTCATTAATTTACCTTTGGCTCTTATTTGTCCAAACACTAAAGCAATTTCGTTTAGATTAGCCCCTGTTGCACCAGCAACATCTGATAATCTTTTTACTGTTCCGACTATTTCATCAGTTTCAAAACCAAACGCTTTTAATCTTTTTGCGGTTTCAATAAGATCGGTGCTTCTAAATGGAGTAACTGCACCAAAATCTTGCAACTGTTTTATGATTTTATTTGTTTTGCTTATTGAACCTGTTAAAACTTCTAAACTTTTTCTTTGTGTTTCTAACTCTGCTCCTTTAAAAACTACAAATCTAAATGCTTGAATTGCTCCAAAACCTAAAACTAAATTTCTTACAGCCCTATTCAAAGCATTAACACCATTACTTGCTAACTTAGACGCTTTGCCTGTTTTTCTAATATTATTTGCAGCAGCATTTGATCTGTTTTGTAATTTGCTAAAACTTTCTTGTAAACGATTACTTGAATTTTTAAGTTTATCTAAATTTCTATTAGCATCTTTAGCTGATACTTTAATTTTTATACCAACTTCGCCAGCCACAAAAAAAATTGCAATTACTTATATATTACCTACGTTTGGCACTTTTTAAAGTTTTTTCATGATCGTCATTTAATATTTCAAAATAAGCAGCCCAAATTATCAACTCAGATTCTGTTATATGTCGTTTTAAATCATATAATGTATAACCTAATTCTTTAGCCACACCTAACTGGAGCATCAAAAAATTATCTCTTTTGACCTCCTTTTTTATTTTTTTACATCAACTTCCTCACTGTCTTTAAACTCTTCACTAATAACAGCAAGCATCAATGCCTGAAGGTCTGCATCTTTACATTCATTTTTTAATTCAGCAGCATGACCAGCAGTAAACATCCTTACTCCATTTTCATCTGTTGCCTTTTGAATCAATAACTGAAGAGCCATAGCATTAAGGTCATCTTTAGTTCCTTTCTGTGCTCTTTCTCTTTCAGCCATTGTTAATGGTGTTGACCAAAATTCAAAGATGTCACCATTTGTAAGTTCTACTTCTCTTTTAATTGGTTGTAAATTTGCCGCTTTTTTTAATTTTTCAAGCGGAGAGAGTCTGGGTTTTGGGGTTGCCATAAAAAATTTTAACTAATTTAACTTATCAACTACTTGTGCTGAAGTCAAAAGTTGGTGCTTTAGTAGGTTTAAATGTAATCTCAACTGATTGTGCATCATCAGGATTTACATTAAATTCTGCACCAGAAAGCATCGCATCTAATTCAATACTTCTACTTAAAGCTTCTGTTCCTTTTTTATCTGTATATAACTTAAATGAAGCTCCGACTTGATTTCTTTGTGTAACATCTTCAACCATTCTATTGGCTAATGCAGAATCCTCATCTGTAACAAAAACACTGGCAGTACCTTCTCCATCTGCAAAGCCAGCAATAAATGTTCTAAAAGGTACTGTTTGACTATCTTGCTGACCTATTGTTGTTGTATCTATCTGTTCTCTTTCTATAGAAAAACTCCAGTTTTGCACTTCACCTACAGGTGAAAAATCAGAAAATGCAATTTGAAATACATTAGGTGAAACAGCAGTACCTACATCTGTAATATTTACAGCAGAACCGCCATTAGTAGCAGAAACTGTCAATGCACCTGTTGAAGCAGTATATGAAGCAATAAAAAATGTATCTGAAGTATTTAGACCAGCAGGTAAAGTTCCTGTACCTGATGCACCTGTTTGAGAATTTACTACAGAAAATTTTACAGTGTCACCAACTTTAAAATTTAATAATGTACCTACAGTAATAGTTTCAGTTCCGATAGTTACATCAGTAGGTTTGAAAGTTGATTTTGTTCCTGCTGGTTTGTAATACAATGCACCGCTAGTTCCAGATAATACAGTTGCCATTTTTTTTTAATAAAACAGATTTTATTCTATTGTAACCATGCTTCAAATATAAAGCTCAACTCAGTCTGAAAAAAAGGTTGTGGGCTTGCAGGTGAAACTTGGCTTGGTCCTACTGTATCACCAAAAATGATTTGACTAACAGTTTGTCTATGAAATAAATCTTTTATACGTTCTGCAATCGTATAATTAGCTCCAGATCCAACACCTTGAGGAGTAAATACATTAACTATCAGTTCACCATTATGTTTGTTATATCCACTTGTAGGTGCTTGTAATGTTGCAGATTCATGAGTTCCAAATGTTATTGATGATTGAACCCAACTTGTGTTATTTGGTGGTGTAAAAGGCACGTTTTGAAAAGCAACAGTATATGCTGGTGCGTTTGCCATTTCTGTTGCAAGCCTTGCTTCTATTGCTGTTCTTATTTCGTTGATTGTATTCATAATGATCTAAGTTCCTTCATCATATTTCTTTCAGTTTGTTCAATAAGTCTTGTTGCCCAATCTTTTGGAATTGCCTTGCCTTCTGCCGTTGTAAGTTGATAACCATTCTTCCATGTTGGTGGTAGGTTTGTTCCAAAGGTTACTGGTTCTGCATATTCTAAATTGTTTATAAGATCAGACTCTAGATTTGATACTTTTCTAATTTTCCAAGTGTTTCTCATTATGCCCTCATCAATCGGTACATTTTGACCTTTTAATTTGCCAAGAAGATTTGCTGCTCCAAAATCTACAACTTCTTCTATAACATCTTCAGCGTAGTTGCCAATTCCATCTAGTCTTAATTTTTTTACAGCCATTATGACCTCACAAATAATGTAAAAGTAACTGCAACTCCAGCAGCCTCTTCTGAATCTACCTGTATTATTTGATGAACGACATTATTTATCAAGACTTTATCTTTTGTTGTTGGTGTTGAGGTGACATCTTTAGCAGCAAATAAAACACGTTTATCTTGTTGGTTAATAAGATCATTTACCTCTGATCTAGAAACATCTTCAACTAAAGCCTTAACAGTAACATCTGTATTGCTTTCAGAAACCGCACCAGTAGATGTATTGTAACTTCCAACTGTTACAAATCTTATTACTACATTACTACCAGTGGCTTTTAATATCCCTGGAACTGCTTTTTTTAGTGCGTTTCCTAAACTTGGCATCAGAGCAAGTATGCAATAACAGTACCACTATCAAGTTTGACACTTGTAATAACTCCTTCGATTGCAGTATTAGATTTGAACTGTAGGTCAGTTAAATCTCCTGTTATATTTTCAGCTACAAGAGTATTGATAACTGAGTCTTGTAAAGCTTTTATGCAGCCAAAACGACCAGTGTGTGCTGCTGTGTCATTAATAATTTTTGCTGCTGGATAGTAAGTCATTTTAACTCCTTTTAATTGCTACGTTTCCTGGTCCACTTATTCGTAAGCCAGTAAAATAGCGTTCAAACAGTGGTGGTACTCTATCAGCACCAACAGAACCAAAAAAGTTTGGCTCTGCTTCTAGTGTACCTACTTTTACTCTTTTAAAATCCTCAAGACCAGATAAACCTAATCCTGATTTGTTGTTATTAAGATATACCGCCAATACAGCCTCTGCTTTTTTTACTTGATCTGGAACTTCTGTATCTGTGTAATAATCTGTGGTGATACGAAAAGGAAAACCAACAGAATAAGTGTTGATATATGTATCGGGTTTTCTAACGCCAGTTCTCGGCCATTGTAATGCTTGTGTATCAGTTACCCTTGCCCCCAAAAAACGCTCTCGATCTATTCTTTGTGTAGATGTAAATAATGCTCTGTTTTTTTGGTCGGTTGTAGAACTTGCCCATGCGACTACATCATCATCTTCAATTAACCCATCAATAATATCTTGGGCTTCCTGAAGGCTGATATAGCTATTCGCTATGCTGCTTCCGACTGTTGTGTGAATTGTTATTGCCATTAGATTTTGGCTTGCGTTTTGGTTTTTTCTTTGGTGTTAAAAGAACAGGGGCTACCTTTTTGGTAGCCTCTTGCTCTCTCATTCGTCTAAAAGCGAATATTCCCATTAACTAGAAGCACCTTTTAATGCAACAAAGTTGATGACAATTGCTTCACTTAAAGAGCCAGCAGATGCGTTGGTTACTGTTACCTTAAATGATCCAGCAGCAATAGTACTAACCCCTAAAAGATAAGAACCAGCAGTGCCGCCAGAACCATGGTTTACAACAACACAATCAGTAGCAGCGATCTTATCGTTTGTTACTGTAAATGTCACTTCAGCAGCAGCAGCTAAAGCTGCATTGTTCATGGTGATTTGTCCTGACTCTGTATTAAGAGTTACACCTGTGGATTTGTTAGTTGCCTGTGTTACGGTTCCACCTGTTGTTGGCCCAGTAAGTTTACCAGCACTAACCTCAAATAAAGATGGCATAATAATTTCCCCTTAATCTTGTGTG